CAACATCCGCAACGTGATGGGCTTCGAGATCATCGAGGTTCCACATCTGGTCGCTGGTGGTGCTGGTACTGACGCTGATGGCGCCAACCAAAAGCACGCCTTCCCGGCCACTGCTGCTGGTGACGTTAAGGTCGCTATGAACAACGTGATCGGCTTGATGGTTCACCGTTCGGCTGTTGGCACCGTGAAGCTGAAGGACATGGCTCTGGAGCGTGCTCGTCGTCCTGAGTTCCAAGCTGACCAAATCATCGGCAAGTACGCGATGGGTCACGGCGGTCTGCGCCCTGAGGCTGCTGGTGCACTGGTCTTCACTCCAGGCGCCTAAGGCATCACCACAAACCCCATTGGGCCCTCACGGGTTCTTTGGGGTTTTTTCGTTACTCCACACTAAAGGAGGTCCCTATGGATGAATCCTATTTGACACAGGACGATGAACTGGCAGCCGTGAACGACATGCTTGCGGCTATCGGTGAGAGCCCTGTGAGTTCCCTCGAAGGCGACCCTAACGCTGACGTGGCGAACTGCCGAAGAATCCTCAATCAGGTCAACCGTGAGATCCAGTCGAAGGGCTGGACATTCAACATTGAGGAAGCTGCAAGTCTCCTTCCGAACGCCTTAACGGGCCTCATTTCGTACCTGCCTTCGTACCTCCGCATGACCACCTCTGGGGGCACTGCCTATATCAACCGGGCTGGATACGTCTATGACCGGACGACCCTGACGGACATCTTCACGGGGCCCATTGAGGTCGATCTGATCCGCCTCAAGCAGTACAGCGAGATGCCTGAATGCTTCCGCTCCTACATCGTCACGAAGGCGTCTCGTCGATTCAACATCCGGTTCTTTGGGGCTGGTGAGATCGAGGGTTCCCTACAAGAGCAGGAGTCCGAGGCGTGGCAGGCAATTCAGGAATACGAGCTGGACTTCGGTGGTTTCAACATGCTCGACGGTGATGCATTCACTGGCGGTCTCATCTCTCGCTGATAAGGAGGTCTTATGCCACTCGTTACGCAAAGCATCAAGAACCTCAAGGGAGGTATCTCTCAGCAGCCCGACATTCTTCGCTTTGCCAACCAAGGAGCCCTTCAGGTTAATGGTTGGTCCTCAGAGATGAAGGGCCTACAGAAACGACCACCAACCAGATTCATCAAGCGCCTTGGTGCAGTTGGGTCTATCGGGGCGAAGCCTCTGATTCACCTGATCAACCGTGACGCCCTGGAGCAATACCACCTTGTTCTCACGGGCACTGGTGCTGTCGTTTGGGATCTACAAGGAAACCAATACACGGTCCGCGACTACAACGGGTATGCCAACTGCGCCAACCCAAGGAGCGACCTGAGGATCATCACCATCGCTGACTATACCTTCGTGGTGAACCGTAAGAAGGTCACTGAGTTGAGTAGCGATCTGACCTCACCGTCTTACCCGCGCCTCAATGGCCGCGCATTGATCAACGTCCGTGGTGGTCAGTATGGCCGCACCTTGACGATCACCATCAACGGTGCAGGGAGCCCTCAGGCCACCTTAAAGATGCCCAACGGTTCCGCTGAGAAGGTCCCTGTGGGTGAGCCCTATGCAGGTATGAACCAAGTGGACATGACTGACGCTACGTTCATCGCCAAGGAGATGGCTACGATGCTCACCACGAGCCTTGGGCCTACTGGCTGGACGTTCACCTCGGGTGCTGGCTGGATTCTCATTGAGGCTCCTTTGAGCGACGTTGTGAGCACCATTGCGACCGCTGATGGATTCGCTGACACCCTGCTCTCTGGGTTCATCTATCAGGTCCAGTCGTTCACCAAGTTGCCCGCTCAGGCTCCCGCTGGGTACATCGTTGAGATCACCGGTGAGAGTGCCCGCTCAGGGGACAATTACTGGGTCGAGTATGACGCCTCAGCGAAGGTCTGGAAGGAGACCGCTAAGCCCAAGCTCATTGCTGGCTTTGATGTCCTGACGATGCCTCACGCTCTTGTGAGGGCCTCTGATGGTCAGTTTGATTGGAAGCCCCTGACCTGGGACATCCGCAACGCTGGGGACGATCTCACGAACCCTATGCCGTCCTTCGTGGGCAGTACGATCAACGATGTGTTCTTCTTCAGGAACCGTTTGGGTTTCCTCTCGGGCGAGAACGTGATCATGTCGAGGACCTCAAAGTATTTCAACTTCTGGCCTTCCAGTGTTGCAGTGCTGAGCGACGATGACCCGATTGACGTAGCGATCAGCCACAACCGGATCTCAATCCTGAAGTACGCTGTGCCATTCTCGGAGCAGTTGTTGCTCTGGTCTGATCAGGCTCAGTTCGTTCTCACGTCCAGCGGGGTCCTCTCTGCGAAGACCATTGAGCTGAACCTCGCAACTGAGTTCGATGTCAGTGATGGCGCTCGCCCTCATGGCATTGGCCGTGGAGTCTACTTTGCGGCACCTCGGGCTTCCTACACGAGCCTCAAGCGTTACTTCGCAGTACAGGATGTGACTGAGGTGAAGTCCGCTGAGGACGTCTCTGGGCACGTTCCAAGCTACCTGCCGAATACCGTCTATGCACTTCATGGGTCGGGCACTGAGAACTTCGTTTCGATCCTCTCGGATTCCCAAGAGAACTCTGTGTTTGTCTACAAGTTCCTCTATCTGGATGAGCGCCTGCAACAACAGTCCTTCTCTCACTGGGAGTTTGGAGCTAATACGAAGGTGCTCACCGCATCCTGCATTGGGTCGTTCCTCTACATGATCATCCAGCGGCCTGAAGGACTCATGATGGAACAGATCGAGTTCACTCAGAACACCCTTGACTTCCCTATTGAGCCCTACAGGACTTACATGGACATGAAGAAACTGGTGACCCTCGGGGCGTTCAATGCGGACACCTACGAGACCACTGTTGGTGTTGTGGCTCTGTACGGTGGAGTGCCTGGGAACGATGCGGTCTTCTATACGGTTGACGCTCAGGGTGTCTACCTGCAACACACAGGACCTTGGGCCTCTGACTCTGTGTTGACCTTCGTTGGCAACCGTAGTGGCGAACAGGTTCTCGTGGGCAAGCAGTTCACCTTTCAATACGAGTTCTCTAAGTTCCTCATTAAGAAGACCGCTGAGGATGGAAGCACGGTCACTGAGGATGTGGGGCGCTTGCAACTTCGGCGTGCATGGCTCAACTACGAACTCTCAGGGGCCTTTGAGGTGAACGTCAACAACGGCTCAAGCGAGTTCGTCTATGTGATGTCTGGTGGCCGTCTGAGCCAGAACACTCGCCTCGGTGAGATCTCCTTGGGTACTGGTCAATACAAGTTCCCGGTCACGGGCAACGCCTTGAACCAGCGGGTCACCATCTCGTCTTCCAACCCAAACCCTGTGAACGTCATTGGGTGTGGCTGGGAGGCCAACTACGTCCGTCGATCTGGCGGTATCTAACTCTGGGCTGGTGAGGATTAAAACCCCTCACTATTGCCACCTATGGGGGGTTCTTAATGATTCTTACAAAGGCAACACTTGGCGACCTGCGTGAAGCTGCCAATCAGTTATCCAAAGGTGACCTTGAAGAGTTCCACTGCAACATCCCTGGAAGAGACCCTCGCGATATCCTGCCCGCCTGCTTAGACGAGACTACTCGTGTGATCAAGGTGGGCGCTTTGGTATTGGCCGTGGGCGGCTCTAAGGAGTGCCTATGGTTCGTCACCACGAATGTTGTGGAGATGCTGACCAAGGCCCAGCGGTTCCGGTTCTATCGGATTCTCAAGGATCACCTCACGGGCCTCCGAGTGGAGTCTGCGTTGTATAGCAACAAGGCCCTGACCAACTTCGTGTCAGTGGGTAATCATCACCACATCCGTCTTCTCAATGCCCTCGGTGCGACCTTCGCTCGGGAACACTCCATGAGTCCTGCCGGGTGTCGGTTCCGTCAATTCTGGCTATAGGAGGTCCACCATGTGTGAACCAGTAAGCATCGCGATGGCCGTTGTGGCCGTTGCTGGTGCCGCAATGAGTGCCTCAGAGAAGGCGAAGGCTGAAGGTGCGGCTGAGGATGGGCAACGCCGTACCGCTCGTGAGCAGGTCAAGCAGACCAACATGGCTAACGCCAACCTGAACCTGACTGCTCAGGACAAGCAGGAAGAAGCCCGCAAGCAACTCTCCCAGATCAACCTTCAGGCCACTCGAAACCGTGGGACCATCCGTGCCGCTGTTGGTGAGTCGGGTCTATCAGGGAACTCTATGGACCGCATTCAGAACAGCGTTGAGAACGAGTCGTCCAATGCTCGAACTGATGTGGTGGACAATTACCATCGAGACTATCAGTCGATCTTTGCGAACCAGATCGCCAACGTTGAGAACACCAAGTCGGCCATCAAAGGGCAGGCCCAAGTGATCCGCACCAGTGGTGTGTCCAATGCCCTCGGGATCATCTCTTCGGGGGCCAATGGGTATGCTCAAGGGTCGGCCATGAAGGGTGCATCCAAAACCTCAACGCCATCCAATGGCACACCTCAAGGAGGCACTAAGTAATGGCGAACGGAATTGAACGTGCTGTCGATGGCGCACAGATGCAACAGAATGGCCGACTGAATTCCTCAGTGGGCACCGTTGGGTTCCAGGCGTCAGTCCAGCGTGGCTCTGTGGGGTCCAATGGATTCGCTCAGTCCATGCAGG